TTAAAGCGTTGAATCCCCATTCTAAATTTCCATTTGTTTGAATCTGTAAACCACCTTGTATATTTGTGTTACCAAATTGTGCTACGGTATCTGCACTTGTAGATGGATTACTAACATCAAGTTTTGCACCAATAGTTGATGTTCCTGCTAAACCAATAGATACATTATTTGATGTATCTATAGTCAAACCATTTCCTATAGCTGCTGAAAAAGATAAAGCATTATAAGAATTAGCTGCGTTTCGACCGATAAATTGCATGTGATTTACCAATGAATCAGCACTTGAATTTGTCAACATTACTCCTAAATCTCTTGAACCTTCAAATAAAGCAACACTTTCATTTGCCGATTCAACTTCAAGACGAAACGTACTTGGTGTTTTTCCGATTCCAATATTACCACTAGAATCAATACGCAGTGCTTCTGTTCCACCATTAGTATCAAAAATCATTGCATTTGATGAATGATTATATGTTATACGACCTGCATTTGCTTCTGTACCTGATGAACCATCACCAAATCTTATTGTTCCAGTTCCATCTGTTGTAGATGCTAAAGCTAAACTTGAATCTGCATCTGTACCATAAGTTCCAATTTGAACATCGTATGATGGTCCAGTTACCCCAATACCAAGTCGCCCATCTTCTGTCAATCTCATTAACTCACTTCCACTTCCTGAACTTCCATTTGTATAAAAAGCAAAATATCTATCAGTATCATCATTATCAGTATCTATATTAAAAGTCAGATTTTCAAAACAATTAATATGCCCAGACGAAGTGTCTGCAGTCCCTAAAGATACTGCGCCACCTTGAACACTCACACCACCTCCAAGTGTCACATCACCACTTACAGCAGAAATTTTTAAAGCAGGTGATGAAAATGTTGTGCCACCTACTGCAGTTGAAGGTGTTATTTCAAAAACATTATCTACATTGAATTGTGCTCCTAAAAGCCAATTATATTTTGTTTGTGTTGCTCCATCTATAAATCTAACCGCCCTAGATGCGCCTGGTGCTGAACCTGTTAAATCAACGAAATTACTTGAATTTAGACCTGCAACATTTAATTTACTTGTCGGTGATGCGGTGCCTATTCCTACGTTACCACTAGAATCTAAAGTCATTCTAGTAGCACCTGCTGTTTCATCTCTAAATGCTAAAGTACTAGAAGAACTAGAAAATATTGAAAAAACTCTTGGTGCATCTAACACTAAACCTGCACTTGTTGAATCTTCTATTTCAATAAATTTTACAATAGCATCACTTGTTGGTGAACTTGTACCCAATCCTAAATTACCTGCTGATGATAAGGTTACTAAATTACCTGAATCTAAATCAGTTGAAGTGCCAATCATAAAATTAGAACCATTAGCACCTAAAGCAAAATCTGTTGCTGAAGAATTAAATGTTAATGGTATTTCACTTCCACTACCGTCTCCTACTGTTAAAGAACCAGTAACTATTGAATTTCCATCACTATTAACTTGAAATCTTGCACCAGTATTTGTTATGTCAAATATCTCAAACGTTCCATTGTTATTTCTAATTCTAAAATCATCATCACTGTTAGTGTCAACTAAATCTATTGCAGGTATATCTTTACTGATTGTTACATCACCTGCAAAAGTTGCGTTTCCTGACTTATCTACTGAAACTAATGGAGCATCTACATTAGCACCACCAATAACAAAGTTATCAGTTGCATCATCGTGTCCTATTGTATATTGAGCAGTACCATCATTAAAAAATTTAATTTCTGTATCAGAACTCGCAGGTGCGTCTAATCTAATTCTACAGTCTCCACTTGCAGTTTTTAAATCTAAAACTTCTACTGGTGAAGTCGTGCCTATGCCGACTCGTTGTGAAGTATCTATTGTTAAAGCAGTTGTACTATTTGATTTAAAATCTAATCTATGATTTGTTGAAGTTCCAATAACACCAACACTTGCTTGTGCTTGGTTAAATAATGTTACTCCACTTGTCCTTGTAAGATTTAATTGCCCATTACCACCACCACCTGCAATCTCTATTGTAGAACCACTTTCAGACATGATTGAATCTGTAATCGTATCAGAATCCGACCACTTAACAATTTTACCTGCTGTGCCACTTCCATCAACAGCACCACCACCAATAGGAATTTCTACGACTTGACCACTTGAAGTGACACCAAGTCTTTGTGTTACTGTGCCAGTTATTGATCCGCTACCATACTGCGCTAGAGTTAATCCGTTTGTTTGATGAAGTGTTAATTTTGTTGCCCCTTGTAATCCTATTTGAATATTATCAGTAGATGTTGTTCCTTTTATAAATACATCACTAGTGCCCCACCTTAACTCTGAATCATTATTAAGAGTTAATGAAGCCGATCCTATTGCTAACTGTGAAACACCATTTAAAGTATAATATGTGATATCACTATCATAATAAAAACCAGTATCGCTATTACTTGAAAATGTCAATGAAGGAACAGTATTTGAACCATCTGATAAACCAAGCTGTGTCGTTGATAATTTAATACTTGCATCTGTTCCACCACCATCTTCTATCAATCTCAAAGAAGAATCTAAAATTGCATTATCAGAAGTTTTAAGTAAACCAAGATAAGATGATGATATAGTATTGCCTGTAAGTGCTCCCATTCTAAAATTTTAAAACAAAGATACTAATTTTTTAATTTCATAAAATGCTTTGTATGATGCTCTCTATGACAATTAGAACAAAGAATATCACAGTTTGTTAAAATCTCTTTTAATATTTTATCAACTTTGCCACCCTTAACAAAACTACCCTTTGTTAAATTTCTTATTTCTCTTGCAATAGACATGTTTTTTTCTCCTTTATGGTGGAAGTCTAATGCACTAAAATTTCTATCATAACCACATCTCTGGCATTTTACATTTATAAATTTACTTAATTTAAAAATAAATTTTTGTTTGTATTTCCTATGTGCCTTTTCTCTTTTTACATTTCTACAATGTTTACAATGTATCTCATGTTTTTTTTTATTTTCTCTTTTATAAAAATTATTTAATGATTTGACTTTACCGCATGTTTGGCATTTTTTATTTCCCTTGTCCTCTATACTTTCTTCCTGAATAATATTTGCCATTTTTTTGATTAGTATTTCTGTTTTTACTGTGTATGCCTTTTCTTTTTTTCTTTGGTTTCACTTCATAAGCTTTAGCAAAAAATCTTTTTTTTGCCATTACTTATTAGAATACTTTTCCAAACCACGTGAACCAAAGTATGCACCAATCACAGTTATCAAAACAATTTGCAAAAGATCAACCCAATTTTCTTTAACATCAAATTCTATCGCACCTGCATCAATAAAAACTAGCAATATTGTACTGACTACTAATATCAACAGAACTAAAGGCCTTATGTTTTTTGATAACCAACTATCAGAATTGCTATCAAACTTCCATCTCTCTGTAGTGTTTTTTTGCATTTCTATTTCAAAATTTTGAAACAGTTGTTGGATTTCTTTTTTTGCTTCGTGCTTTTCTTCTTTTGTTTGCACAAACCGATCAACTATATTTGCAATACCACTTGCAGTTTCTCCAAATAATTTTTCTAATATCTTCATTTTTCTTGATCACTAATCCATATATAGATAATAAAACCACCAATAAGCAATGCACTAAAAAGAGTGAATCCCAAAAGTACAAAGTCCACATTCTCCAAATGTACATTCATTACAATTCATCTATTAAATCTATTAACTTATGTTCTATTCTTAAAAAAATCTCTATTCTCTGAACACCTTCCCACTCTTTTAAACCCTCTGCTACATCCATCAACGCATTTATTTTAGATATTGTTTGAGATGTTTTTAATTGATTATTTACATCTTTTTCAGATAATGATATATCGCTTAATAATTTCATTTTTTATATACCTTTTCTTCCAAACTTTCTAATCTTCTGTTTGTTTGGTCTTCAAATTTTTCAAATTCTTTTATTAAAAAATCCATCTTTTGATTAATTACCTTTGTATCATCTTGTTGAATTTTATAATCAGGAAGAGTTTTTGCAACTTCTATTTCAGCTGTCAATGAAGAATATGTCATAGTTAAAGATATTATACCACCTATCAACAAGCCTAAAAATTTTATATCAATTTTTAGGTCACTTTTTCCATCTCCATCTAAATCTAATGCTACTTTTTTATTTGCTAAATCTTCCATTTATTTTTTTTTAAATTATTTTATCTTCAAAATTAATGATTTTAATTATTAGATTTTTTTGTGATTTTAATATTCTTAATATTTTAGGATAAATTCTTTTATAACATTCACTTGAATTTCCTATGAATCCTTCTTTAGAAATATTCTGTTGTGAAGTGTCTCCAACCAAAACACAACCATCTGTATTGTCATCAGTATTGCCACAGTGAATAAGAATCCAATTAAAATTAGGCACATTTGTAATGTGTAACATGCCCTCATGAATATCTTTAAACCTTTTTTTATACTTTTCATTATATCCACCTTCTTTTCTTAATTCTATATAATATTGTTTTGCAGGTATTCTTGTCTCTCCATAAATTTTATTCTGCCTGTATTCATCTTCTAATGTATAGCACAAAAATTCTTTTTTTCCTGCTTTATCTACTAGAAACATCATGCCTAGCGTACTGTCTTTTTGACTACTGTATCTATATAATTCTAACCTCATATCTGTTCAAGCTTGACGCTCATCTCTAAAACTCCTCTATAATATGTGTGATCAGGTAAATCCTCTGTTAGATATGTTATGCCATTATTTGTTTGAGAATATACATTGAAACTATCTGAACTTAAATCTAATAATCCTGATTTTAAAATAATTAATTGACTTATAGAATTAATTATTTTATTCGCTTGAAGCTGTCCACCACTTGACGCAGAGAATCTTGTAACCACTTCCAATCTCGTTTCCACATCACTAATAAATTTTGTTTTATTATCTTCAATCTGTCCAGTGCTAACGGAATAAATAATAATATAAGGGTATGATGCGTCATTAGGAACAACATTATAAACAGGCACATTCGTTCCATCATAACTAATATTTCCATTTAATATATCATATAAACCTTTTCTAACAATAAATGCAGGGTCTTTCATTTCAACGCTTTTTTAATATTTTGTTTCAAATAATTATCTAAAAACTTTCTTGACTGGTGATAAGCAGGTACCATGAATGGCCTTGGTTTTGTTCCTACTTTTAAAATCTTCATCATTATTGGAAAGACTAATCTCTCTGCTTCTTCATCATTCTTTTTTAATTTTTTCTTAATCCATATTTTTAAAGAATCATGGAAATCTACTCTGCTCTTAAATTTAGATTTTCCTTTATACTGCATAGCAATTTCATTGAATCCTTCAGGCACTTTGACTTGACCTCTTGTTCCAAACTCAACATAAGGTGCATAAAAAAACATATTTTTAGTTGATAAGCCACCTTCTAACTGATTTAATTTGCTTGTATGAGCTTGGAGTCCTTTTGCGACATTCATGCCACTAGCATTGATCCTAGCCTTACTTACAAAGACTTGACTGAACTTGTTGAGAGCATCTTTTAAAAAAAGATATATTTCACTATCTTTTTTCTTCAAAGCATTCTCTAATTGTGCTTCACTTATTTTTAATTCTGATTGATCTATTTTAATCATGATACTCTATTTCCTACTATTTTAAAATAATATAAATCTAATTCAAGTATGCCATTGATTCTATATTCATTGTTATCTCTTTCAGGAAATAACAAATCGCCTTTTTGTATATTACTTGTTGCAGTATTTTTTCTTATCATCAACTCAATACCTTTATTCAATACTCTTTTGCTATTCTGCATATCTACATCACCATCCGTAAATGTTAATTTTGCCCAAACCGTTGCGATTGTAGAAACACTAGAAGAAAATCCACCATATCCATCTGCAGAATTTGTTAATCTCTTTATTACAATCCTATCTCTTAATTCTCCTGCATTCATTTTAAATATCACTTACATACTTGAATGGGTCTAATATTTTCTTAACACTTGAAGGTATTTCATGCAAAGCAACACCAGTAACAAAATCACTTCTATTATCATAATAAGTTGCTGATAATTGAAGGATAGCTAATTTTAATGCCTCATCTGATAAACCACTTGTTGTATATACTATTTTTATATCTTCATTTGGAAGTCCAGTCAATATTATATATTTATCATCAAACCCATATGACTCATAACTTGCAGTCTTTAAACTACCATCACTCTCCTGCGTTTGAACACTTGTTATTGCATTAATAGGTGCAAACGGAAGCACAATATTATATCTGCTTGGATATAATCCCTCATATGATCCACTCTTTTCAGGTACATGACTTCTAAAATAAGTCCTTGTTTTTGCAACTATATCTCTATTTATATAATTTTCACACGCAGATCTCGCTGCTTTTTGGATAATAGTTATTATACTATCATCTGCACTTGTTTCTACTCTCGCATAATCTTTTATTTCGCTTGTAGAAACAATTTCGCTCCCAGTTGTAGAATCAATCTGAATGCTTATCATTACTTATTTTTTTTCTCTGTCTTTAATTCTTTTGTTTCTTTGACACCCTTTTCCTCTTTTTTTTCTATCGGTTTACCCCAACCTTTAGAAACCCAAACAGGTACATTAGCATCTGGTATTTCAATGATATCACCCTCTTTAAGAATTACACCATCTCTTTTCACTTCTTCTTTTATTAATACTTTCATAATTAAAAAATTTATTGTTTCGGTAAAGATAAAAAAAAAGAGCAACTAATTTGTTGCTCTCTAAAAATCACCTTTCTATTTTTAAT